CAGCAATCAGTCTAATTACCACAACAACAACAATAACTTAAACGAAGAGGATAACAACAAAGTTCAAGTTTTATATTTTAATTATAAAACATACATGAATGAAGTTTACAAAGTAAAAGAAACTGGTAGCGGTGCTGATAAGATATTAGAAAAAGACGACACATTTAACCCGCCTAATGAGGATAACTTTGGAAAACTACAAAGATCTGTAGAGTGTTTATATGATGGCGCTTATATTTTAGGTACTGGAAAACTACTTAAATGGGAGATGGCTAAAAACATGATGAGACCTAAAAGTGATTTTACTAAGGTTAAAATGAATTACAGCATGGTTGCGCCTCGTATGTATAAAGGTCGTATTGAATCTTTAGTACAACGTATTACTGGTTTTGCTGACATGATACAGCTTACACATTTGAAACTACAACAAGTATTATCACGTATGGTTCCAGATGGTGTTTATTTAGATGCTGATGGTCTAGCTGAAATAGATTTAGGTAATGGCACAAATTATAACCCACAAGAAGCTTTAAACATGTTCTTTCAAACAGGATCTGTTATAGGTAGATCTTTTACTTCAGATGGTGATATGAACCCTGGTAAAGTACCAATACAAGAAATAACAAGTGGTAGTGGTGGTAATAAAATGCAAGCTTTAATAGGTACTTACAATTATTATTTACAAATGATAAGAGATGTAACCGGATTAAACGAGGCTAGAGACGCTGCAACACCAGATAAAAACGCTTTAGTAGGTGTACAAAAACTAGCAGCCGCTAATTCTAACACAGCAACAAGACATATATTACAGTCTGGTTTATTTTTAACTGCAGAGGTTGCAGAGTGTTTATCATTGAGAATATCTGATATATTAGAGTATTCACCAACTGCAGATGCTTTTGTACAAGCCATAGGTGCTCACAACGTAGCTACGCTTGGAGAAATGAAATCATTACACTTGTATGACTTTGGTATATTTATAGAGTTAATGCCAGATGATGAAGAAAAAGCAATGCTTGAAAATAATATACAAATGGCACTACAGCAACAAACTATAGATCTTGAAGATGCTATTGACGTTAGAGAAATTAAAAACGTAAAGCTTGCAAATCAAATATTAAAAATACGTAGAAAGAAAAAGCAAGAAAGAGATCAGTTAGTTGCTCAGCAAAACATACAAGCACAGGCACAAGCAAATATGCAAACGCAACAGGCTTCTGCTGAAATGGAAGTTCAAAAAGAAATGGCTAAAATGCAAGCCGAGGCTCAACTTGAACAAATGAAGGCGCAGTTAGATGCGCAAAAACAAGCTCAAGAAGTTGAATACAAAAAACAACTAATGGAGCTAGAGTTTCAGATGAACATGCAATTAAAGCAAGTGGAATCTAACAGCTTACAAACAAAAGAAAAACAAAAAGAGGATCGTAAAGACGAAAGAACAAGAATTCAAGCTTCACAACAAAGTGAACTTATTGAACAAAGAAATAGTCAAAAACCACCTAAAAACTTTGAGTCTGCAGGTAATGATACTATAGGAGGCGGATTTAATTTAGGTGAATTTGATCCTAGATAAAAATTATTAATTATTATTATATTATATTATGGAAGAAAACGTAGAAAACGTAGTTGAAGAAACTACACAACCAACTGAACAAGTTGAAGAAACTAAATTTGAAAGCGCTGGAGATGACAGTGTTTTAAAAGTAGATTTAAGCAAACCACCAACACCAAAAGAAGAAATAAAAAATGAACCAGAAAAAGAAGTTGCAGAAAAAGTTGCAGAGGATAACACTGACGACAGCGGAGTGGTTGAGCTCGTTGAAGATGCCGACACCACAGAAAAACAAGAAGAAGTACAACCGCAAGCTGAAACACAAGAACAACCAGTATTAGAAGAAATTACTGAAGAAGAAGTTCAAGAGCAAACAGAAGGATTAAAAGAAGAAGTTTTAGAAGCTGCGGAAGAAGCAGAAAAAACTGGTATGCCTTTGCCTGAAAATTTACAAAAAGTTGTAGATTTTATGGAAGACACTGGTGGTACACTAGAAGATTATGTACGTTTAAATCAAGATTATTCTAGTTATGACGACATGACAGTGCTCAGAGAGTATTACAAGCAAACAAAATCTCACTTAACAGATGATGAAATTAGTTTTTTAATGGAAGACTCATTTTCATATGACGAAGAAATTGATGAAGAAAGAGAGATTAAAAAGAAAAAAATAGCGTTAAAAGAGCAAGTTGCCAACGCTAAAAGCCACTTAGACGGGCAAAAGTCTAAATACTATGAAGAAGTTAAAGCTGGTTCTAGGTTAAATACCGAACAACAAAAGGCTTGGGACTTTTTTAATAGGTATAACAAAGAATCGAAAGAGAACGAAAAGATAGCTAAAAAACAAACTGATACTTTTTTAAATAAAACTAATCAAGTTTTTAACGATACATTCAAAGGTTTTGAATATAACATCGGCGATAAAAGATATAGGTTTAATGTAAAAAATGCTGGAGAGGTTAAAAATAGCCAAAGCGATATTAATAATTTTGTCAAGAAGTTCTTGAACGAAAATAATGAAATGTCGGATGCCAAAGGTTATCATAAATCTTTATTTACAGCAATGAACGCTGATGCTATTGCTAATCACTTTTACGAACAAGGCAAAGCAGACGCTATGAAAAATAGTGTTGCTAAAGCTAAAAACGTTGATATGAACCCAAGACAATCTCATGGGGCTGTTGAAGCGGGAGGTATTAAAGTAAGAGTGCTAGGTGAAAACTCTAATGATTTTAAGTTTAAAATTAAAAACAAATAATAAATTTAAAAAAACAAAATTATGGCAATTACTGCAGGAGGTAGTTTAAATAGTGTAGCTGCATCAGTGCAACAAACACTAGCTTCAAACTACATCGATTTTACAAGTGCTGACACCGCAGGGTGGGCACAACAATATTTACCAGATCTTATGGAAAAAGAAGCTGAGGTTTTTGGAAACAGAACTATCTCAGGATTTCTTTCACAAGTAGGAGCTGAAGAGGCTATGACGGCTGATCAAGTTATATGGTCTGAACAATCAAGATTACATTTATCTTACGTAGGTACAGTAGCTACTGCTGGTGATACTAACGGTACATTTACAGTTGTAACTGATATTGACGGAAACACAGACGTAGCGTCTAGTAACCACGGTATTAGAGTTAATGACATTGTACTTATAGCAACATCTGGTATAGTTACTAAATGTTTAGTTGTTGAAACTCCAAACTCAAACGTTGTTTCAGTTGAGCCTTATGACAAAGCAACTTTAGCTGGTCATGCTACAACTGCTAGTGGATCTATATTATTAGTTATAGGTTCTGAGTTTGGTAAAGGTCAGTCTTACTCTGACGTTACAGGTACTCACAGTGCTGAAAGAAGAGCTGCTTTAACACCTACTTTCAAGTCGTTTAACAACAAGCCAATTATAATGAAAGATTACTATGAGATCTCTGGATCTGATGCTTCTCAAATTGGTTGGGTTGAAATTTCTGGTGAAACAGGACAAAACGGTTACTTATGGTACTTAAAAGCTGAAGGTGATACTAGAGCTCGTTTTACTGATTACTTAGAAATGACAATGCTAGAAGCTGAGAAAACAGTTGCTAACTCTGCTATCGGTTTTGCTGATAAGCAAATTAGAGGTGCTGCTGATTCTGGTGCTAATGGTTCTGGTACTGAAGGTTTATTCGCTGCTATTGAGTCTAGAGGTAATGTTACTTCTGGTGTTACTGGTGTTAACCCTGCTACTGATTTAGCTGAGTTTGACGCTATCTTAGCTGAGTTTGACAAGCAAGGTGCTATTGAAGAAAACATGATGTTTGTAAACAGAGCTACTAGCTTAGCTATGGACGATATGTTAGCTTCAATGAATTCTTACGGTGCTGGTGGTACATCATATGGTGTATTCAACAACTCTGAAGATATGGCATTAAACTTAGGTTTCTCTGGTTTCAGACGTGGATCTTACGATTTCTACAAGTCTGACTTTAGATACTTAAATGACAAAGCTACAAGAGGTGAAATTAACCGTGTTGCAGGATCTGCTGCGATTAGAGGGGTTTTAATTCCAGCTGGTGTAACTTCTGTTTATGACCAAGCTTTAGGAAAAAACTTGAAGAGACCTTTCTTACATGTAAGATTTAGAGCTTCACAAACTGACAACCGAAGAATGAAAACTTGGGTTACTGGTTCTGTTGGTGCTGCTACATCTGCTTTAGATGCAATGCAAATTCACTATTTATCTGAAAGATGTCTAGTTACACAAGGTGCTAACAATTTCATGTTAATGAAATAAGCATTTTATTACTTAAGGATCGAGGCTTCGGCCTCGACCCTTTATTTTATTAATTTTATTATATATTATATTATGGCAAAAAAACAAAAAACAGAAGTGGCTATTGAAGAGCCACAGGTTGTAGAACAACCAAAAAATAAAAGAAAAGAACCAACTTACAAAAAATTAGAAGATGGTTGGGAAATTAAAGACAGAATATACAAGTTAAAAGGTAACAAAAAACCTTTATCAAGATCTATTAAATCAGCAAACATACATTGGTTTGATGAAGAAAAAGGTTATGAAAGAGAACTTAAATATTGTCAAAATCAAAGAACAGTTTTTGTAGATGAAATGAAAGGCGATCAAAGACTAGAGCATGTTGTTTTTAGAAACGGTATGTTAATTGTTGAAAGAGAAAAAACAGTTTTACAAAAATTACTTTCCTTATACCACCCTGATAGAGACGTAATGTTTTATGAAGAAAAACCAGTGGCAAATGCAATGGGTCAAATTGACTGGTTAGAAATGGAAATAGACGCTTTAAACGCTGCTAAAAATATTGACATTGATATGGCAGAAGCTATCATGAGAGTTGAGGTTGGCTCTAAAGTAACAGAGATGAGTTCTATGGAACTTAAAAGAGATTTACTATTATATGCTAAAAGAAATCCTCAACTGTTCTTAGAACTAATAAATGATGACAATGTTGTTCTTAGAAACTTTGGTATTAAGGCAACTGAGCTAGGTATATTGAAATTATCTCAAGATCAAAGAACTTTTTCATGGGGATCTAATGATAGAAAACTAATGAACGTTCCATTTGATGAGCATCCATATTCAGCTTTAGCCGCTTGGTTTAAAACTGATGAAGGTATGGAAATTTACACAAACATTGAAAAACAATTACAATAATCAAACTGTAGGAGCGATCGCCCTACGGGGCGATTGCAAACTACAATAAAAAATTATGGCGGTAAGTATAGATAAAGTTTATCAAAAAGTTTTAGCAATAGCTAACAAAGAGCAAAGAGGTTATATAACTCCGCAAGAGTTTAACTTATTTGCAGATCATGCTCAGATGGATATATTTGAGCAATATTTTTATGATATAAACCAGTTTGGTAGAACACCTGGTAACGACACCGCTTATTCTGATATGCTAACTTTATTAGAAGAAAAAATTAGTATATTTAAAAATATTAAATTATTAAACTATAAATCACCTTATTTTCAAAAACCAAGAGAATTATATAGAGTAGGTACTATAGAAACTGGCTATGGCACAGTTGAACAAGTTACTCATAAAGAGTATTTAAATATCAAGCTGTCACCTTTGGCAAAGCCAACGTTAAAAAGAGCCGTTTATATAGACATGCCAAAAGGCTTTAGGCTATATCCTACATTCACAAACAATGTTCATTGTCACTATATAAGAAGACCTAAAAAAGTAAA